GCGGAATGCCGACGAGGTGATCGCACGGGCCAAGGAAGCCGGCTTTACCAGCACGCTCGAACCCGACGACATGCACGTCACCATCGCGTTCAGCCGCGCGCCGCTGGATTGGGACAAGGTCGGCGATCACTTTGACGAGATTGAATGCAGCTCGGGCCAGCGTTCGGTCGAACAGCTCGGGGACAAGGGCGCGGTTGTGCTCAAATTTGAGAGCACCGAACTCGCGCAGCGATGGCAGCAGATTTGCGATGCCGGCGCCTCCTGGGATCACGACAGCTATCAGCCGCATGTGACCCTGAGCTACGAGGGCGCACCGCCTGATCTGGACGCCATTGAGCCGTGGCGAGGTTCGCTCGTCTTCGGCCCGGAAGTGTTCGATGAAGTCGACGACGACTGGGCCGACGGCATCAAGGAGCAAGCCTCCGCTTCCGTCGATCTCACCAAGGCGCCAGACGATGGCCGGCCGATCTCAGCGCAGGACGCCGCAGCGGCTCACGAGGCGGCGCGTCGGCAAGCCGAGGCTTTGCTTGCCGCAATCGATCTCGGCGACTGGTCGGATCTCGAGGGGATACTCGCGAGCGCCTTGGTTGAGGCCTACGCCGACGCCTATTGGCGCGGGCTTGGCGCCGTTGCGGTCAGCGCCGGAATGCCGGCTGACGACGATGAAACAGTCCGGTTCGGGGTTTCGCTCGACCAGGTCGAGCCGCGCGCGGTCGCCTGGGCCAAGGCGCACGCCGCCGAGCAGGTGACCGGGATCGAGGACCGCACCCGCGGGATGATCCGCAATACCGTCGCCCAGTCGATCGAGGAAGGCTGGGGTGCGGTCAAGCTCGGCGACGAGCTCGCCGCGAGCCAGGGCTTTTCCAAGGCGCGCGCGGGACTGATCGGCAGAACGGAGACGGTGGAAACCTACAACCGGGGCAACCTTGCCGCTTACGAAGACAGCGGCGTCGCGACCGGCAAAGAGTGGGTCACTTCGGGCAATCCGAACGTCTGCCAGATTTGTCTCGACAATGAAGCGCAAGGGCCGATTGCTCTCGAAGAGGATTTTCTATCGGGCGATCCATGCCCTGCAAGTCATCCCGATTGCGATTGCATTGTCACCGCCGTGACGACGCCACCGGACGAGTGGTAATCCCTACTTTACAACTGAGGCGACATCAGATGGCAGTGCGTTCTATGATGCGATTGGTTGCTGTCACCCATCATGAAGGTGGCGGCAAGACGCTGAAGTTCGAGGCCCGTTACGACAGCACGGATACCGAGCATCAGCGTTTCACCCAGGCGACCCCGTGGGGCACGATCGAAATGCAGATCGACAACCCCGCGGCACTGGAACAGTTCGAGATCGGCAAACAGTATTACGCTGATTTCTCACCAGTCGGGTAACCGGCCGCCGCATTTATTTGTTGACAGCATCGCGCAACAGCGCGACACGCAGGCGGTGTACAACCGCCACTGAGGCATGTTCCGCAATGACACCGAGGGAATACGTCGCCCAGGAGTATGCGCGCATTATCGGCCGTCTCGACGAGATCCGCCCCGAGTTCGAATCTCTGCAGGCTCAATTGGTCGAGATGGAAGCAACGCAGTGCGTTCTCGACCGCTTTGCCGAAGCCAACAAGACATCCCGAAGCGCGCCGCAAGCTACCGCAACGGAGGGACAGTCGAAGGGCCGGGGCCGACCGCAAGGATCGCGCAATCGCGTCGCTGCGGCACCTGCCCCCGAAGCCGGAAAACCGCCGCTCGGGGAAGCCATCTTGCGCGTCGTCAGGGCGCACGAGGCCGGGGCAACACCGCAGTCGATCGCAACCGGACTGCTCGGCGTCGGCATGCAAGCGCGGCCAAACCACATTGGCATTGCATTGTCGCGGCACGCGAAGGCCGGCCGCCTCGTCGAGAAGGACGGCCTCTGGTACGACCCTGATTTGATCCACCCGGCCCCAAAAGCTGCGGCCGCAAACACCAAGCGCGAAGACCGCCCTGCGGCCTGATCTGATCTAAACCTCCGACCTCATCCCCTCGCGGGATGGGCAAAGCGGCCAGCTACATGCTGGCCGTTTTTGTTATCTCGACCAATACCCGTTTCTCCCATCCCAAGAGGGTTGACCGACGAAAGCCATTCTGCGGGCGGCTGGCCTTTGTGCTGCCCTGACCGTCCTCGCGCCGTTGTCGGCCCACGCGCTGACCTATCAATGCGCGCCCAATCAGGTGATCGCCGCTGGCGCTTATCCGACGGGTGGCCCGTACACCGCGGCGTCCGACGGCATCGTGACCGGCGTCTCGGCAAATGATGTCCATGCGCTCGACGCCTCCGGCTGCGCAAAAGTCGGCGTCGCGGGCCCGACGCTGATCGGGCGGCTGATCGGCGCGAACATGAATGCAACGACCGACCAGCCGATTCCGATGTTTCTCGCGGCCGGGACCTCGTACACGCCAATCGCGCTGATCACGCGGAATTGCAGCGTCTCTCTGACGACCGTTCAGGGCGGCGTCTATTCGGCGGCCAGCAAATCCGGCTTGGTGATCGGCGCCACCACCACGCCGTTCACCGGATGTACCGGGACGGGGTTGACCAGCAATGTGTTCCCGACGGTCACCACGCAGGCAGCGGCGGTCAATCCATCGACGGCGTTCCTGTCGCTGACAACCGCGCAAGGCGCCGCGGCAACGGCAGACATATACTTGTATGGGTATGTCTATCCATAAAGGAACGGCCTGACGATCTGGCGGCGGCGGAGTGAATGATGATGAAGTTCTTTGTCCCGATCGCCAAGGTCGATGCCGAGCGCCGGGAAGTCTGGGGCTACGCCTCGACCGAGGCGCGCGACGACCAGGGCGAGGTCATCAAGCGCGACGCCCTCCAGGCCGCCTTGGGCGACTACATGCAATTCGCCAATATCCGCGAAATGCACCAGCTCTCGGCGGTCGGCACAGCCAAAGAAGCCGCAGTCGATGACAAGGGCCTTTATGTCGGGGCAAAGATCGTCGACCCGCTCGCTTGGGAGAAAGTCGTCGAGGGCGTCTACAAGGGCTATTCGATCGGTGGCCGTGTGACGCAGCGTGACCCGCATGACTACAAGACGATTACCGGGCTGGTGCTGAACGAGATCTCATTGGTCGATCGCCCGGCCAATCCCGAGGCTGTGTTCGACTATTGGAAGGCGGCCGGCACTGGCCCCGCCGGGGAGCTCGCGGAGAAAAGCATGTCCGATCCCTTCAACGCGCCGTTTCAAATCTGGGCCTGCGGCGACCCGGCGCATCGCCACATCGCCAAGGCGGACGCGATCAAATGCGTCGAGAGTGCTGCCGCGAAGGCCGCAGGCGCGACCGCGGCGGAAGCAGCGGCGGCAGTTGCAGCCCCGGTCCTCGACGCGCTCGCTAAGGCCGAGGCAGCTGCGGTCGCGGCCAAGGGCGGCGATGACCCGGGCGACGGCAAGAAGCCCTATGGCAACGTCGAATACGCGGACCCTGGGCTGCAGTCGGATGGCAAAAAGCGCTACCCGATCGACAGCGAGAAGCACATCCGCGCCGCCTGGAATTACATCAACAAGCCGAAGAACGCGAAGAAGTATTCGGCCGCGGACCTCGACAAGGTAAAGGCCAAGATCGTCGCGGCGTGGAAGGCGAAGATCGACAAGGACGGACCGCCCTCCGCCGACGACAAGGAAAAGGCCGCGGGAAGCGGCATGCTGAAGGCGCTCTGGGATGTCGGCCATGTCGCGCACATCATCCTCGACCTCGATTGGCTCCAGGGGGCGCTTGAAGTCGAAGCCGCGATGGAGGGGGACGAGTCGCCCCAGCCGGCGCGGCTGCAGGCGATTGTCGGCGAGCTCTGCGGCTTTCTGAACGCGCTTGTCGCCGAGGAAACCGCGGAGGTGCTCGAGGACACCGAAGTGTCGCCGGGTGCGATGGCAATGGCGCCGATGGCGATGGCCTCCCATGCGCCCTTCGGCAAGGGGCTGATGGCGGCGCTCGACGGCCTGATCGCAGCCTCCGCGCAATCGGCCGGGGCAGCCTCGCAAGACGGCGTCGCCGCCAAGGCGCGAGCCGACGCTGAGCGCTACCAGAAATTCAAGGCCGATTTGGCGGAAGCGATGGTCGCCAGCAGCGGGGCGCTGGGCAAGGCTGGTGCCAAGCACTCGGCCCACGATCAGGCATTGCTCGATCTCGGCTATCACGCCTGCGCCAAATGCGCCGGGATGGACGGGCTCGGCGAGGCCGCCAAAGGCCACATGGACGAGGCGGCGAAATGCTTCAAAGCAGCCGGGGCCGGTGAAGCCGCCGCAGTCGACGCGGCCGCGATGCATTCGGGAACGACCGACAGCGAGGCCGGGGTCAAGTCCGGCGACGGCAATACCGCCGTGCCGCAGTCGCATCCGCCCGCCCCCGAATATCACGGGCAGAACGCGACGGTCGACACCCGCGACAACCCGGAGAGCAAGCCGCCGATGGTCGACCCGGCCGGGACCGGTGCCGGATCGCACATCGACCAGGTGAAGGCGGCGCTTTTCGCCGGCATCGACGCCATCCTCAAGCGCAACGGCGGCCATCAGGCGCTGATGGATGCAGCGCACGATTGCTGCGCCAAGGTCAGCGGCGGGATGACCTGCGGCTCAGCCGAAAAGGCGGGTGCCCGGCATTCGGCCGAGACGATGAGCCACCTCCACAAGGCGCACGAGCACCTGATGATGGCGGGCGCCACCTGCGACAAGGCCGCGAACGCGGTTCCCGGCGGCACGCCAAACGCCAAGGGCGAAACCGAGGGCCAGGGCACTGAATTCGAGGCCGGCAAGGCCGCCGGCACGGCGGATTTGACGAAAGTCGCGGCCGAGCGGGATGCGCTCGCCAAAGCGATCAACGACATGGCGCCGCGGATCGATGCCTTGATCAAGCAGGGCGACGCCGATCGCGCCGAGCGTGATCAGCTCAAAAAGCGGGTCGAGGAGATCGAAAAGCAGCCGCTGCCGCCCAAGACCGTCATCAGCGAAGAGGCCCTCGCCGAACTCGGGTTGCGCGCCATCGCCAAGGGCGGCACGGCCAAGACGGCCGACGCGGAGATTTCCGACGATGACCTTGCAAAGGCTTGGGCCAACAAGACCGAGGAAGAGCGGAGCCTCTTTCTGATCAAAGCCGCCCAAAGACGCCCGATGGCGGTTCCCGGATCGGGGACGCGCCTTTCGTAATTCGGCCGGATCAGCGCCGTAACCGACCCGCCCTCCGGCGGGTTTTTTTGTTGCCCCCCTATCGGGAGGAGCCTCGAACATGAATTCCACAACCTACGACTCGCTGGAGCTGCTCAAGCGCGCTCTGGCGGCCCCCAACGACACCCTCGCCAAGTCGATTTCGACCGCGACGGGGCTGATCGCCTACGATTTGCAGGCGCCGGCGAAAAACCTCTATCCCTTTGTCACCCCCATCCGGAACGTCATGCCGCGGATCGGCGGCGGCACCGGCACCGCAACCAACTGGCGCCAGGTCAACGCGATCATCGGGTCGGGCTTTGACGCGATGGGGTGGGTCCCGGAAGGCCAGCGCTCCGGGCAAATGAGCTATTCGACCTCGAACAAATCGGCAAGCTTCGTCACCCTCGGCGAGGAAGACGCCGCGACCTTCGAAGCGATCGCCGCCGGCCGCGAATTCGAAGACATCCAGGCACGGATGACCTTTCGTCTCCTCCAAAAGATGATGTTGAAGGAAGAGATGGCGATCCTCGCCGGCAACGCCTCCCTAGCGCTCGGCACGCCGGCCGTCCCGGCCGCCTCAGCGGTCGCCAATACCGGCTCGACGCTCGCCACCGCCACCTATTACGTCAAGGTCGTGGCCCTGACCCTCGAGGGCTATCAGAACTCGAGCGTCATGGGCGGCGTCGCGACCACCAAGAACATCCTCGGCGTCGACGGCAAGACCTTCACCCTGTCGGGCGGCTCTTCGAACCTCAGCGCCGAGAGCTCGGGCATCAGCATCACGTCCGGCACCAACATGCTGGCCGCGGCCGTCACTGCGATCCAGGGTGCGGTTGCGTATGCTTGGTATATCGGCGCCGCGTCCGGGGCCGAGACCCTGCAGCAGATCACAACGATCAACAGCATGACCCAGTCGGTTCCGCTGATGACCGGAACCCAAGCCGCGACCGCGGTCACCGGCGACAACTCGCGCAACGCGAGCTACGCCTATGACGGGCTGCTGACGACGGCGCTCAATTCGGCCAATAACGCCTATGTCAACAGCCTGCCGACCGGAACCGCCGGGACCGGCACGGTTCTGACCTCGTCCGGCCGCGGCTCGGTCAATGAAATCGACACGATGTTCCAGACGATGTGGAACAGTTTTGAACTGTCGCCGACCGTCCTCTACGTCAATGCCCAGGAACTGAAGAACATCACCGCCAAGGTGCTGAACGGCTCCTCCGCTCCGCTGCTGCGCTACAATGCGTCAGCCGACGGCAGCGGCGAATACGGGATTGCGGCGTCGGGATCGGTCGATTTCTACTACAACCCGTACAATACCTCGAACGGCACGCAGACTGGTGTCCGCATCCCGATCAAGATCCACCCGCGCGTTCCGCCGGGCACGATCATCGGCTGGGCGGAAAACCTGCCGGTCCAGTACCAGTCGAACGAAGTCCCCAATGTCGCCGAAGTCAAGGTGCGGCAGGACTATTACCAGATCGACTGGCCGATCACGACCCGCCAGCGCCAGGTCGGCGTCTATGCCGAAGAGGTGCTGGCCGTCTATGCGCCCTTTGCGATGGGGGTGATCACCAACATCGCGAACGGCTGATAAAAACCGGGCCGCTTTGTAAAGGCCGCGGCCCGCAGATTGTAAAGGGCTACCAGCGGCCGGCTCAGAGATGGGCCGCCCGCTATTCCCTGTCTCAGAGACAAAGGAACTGCACCTGATGGGCGTACCCTTTTGGGCGCTGCTCGCGATTGTGGGACTGGCCGCGGTTTTCTTTGTTGGCCACCTACTGTTCGCGGGTTCCTATCTGAGCTGATCGGCAGCCTATGGAAAATCTGATCCTCGTCGTCCCCGACGGCGCGGTCGGGGCTCCGATCAGCCATGGCGATCGCCAATTCCGACCCTATTTGGCCGACCCGGCCGACCCGGCAAGCCGGTGGCTGCTCGACGTGCCGCCCGAGGTCGGGGTTCATCTTGTGAAAAATGGAGGTTTTGCCGTGGCAAAATCGAAATCCGCATTGGCTGATATCCCGCCGGGCATGGTGAGATTACGCGCGCCCGCCGACTGGGCCTGCCCGAGCTTTGGCGGCATCACCTACACGCCCGACGAAAACCTTGTCGTCGTCGTGCCCGCCGGTGCGGCAGGGCAGCTCGTCGAGGCGCTGGGCTACCGCCCGGTCAGCGACAGCGACGATCCGGCCGAGCCAGTCGAAGACCCACGCGACGCCGAAATCGCCCGACTGACGGCCGAGAACGAAGCGCTCAAAAAGCCGGCCGACGACAAAGACAAGGCGGCGGCGAACGGCAAGGCGGACGCGGACGCCGCCAAGTCCAAACCGGACGCTGCCAAATCGGACGCTCCCGCCTCCGAGCCAAAGCGCTAAGAGCCGAGAGCGAGGCTAACCCGCCAGCGGTGCGGCCAGCACCAGAAAGCTGAATTGATGCGACAGGCGTGGATGACTTCGGTGCGGGCGCATTGCCCGACACATAACGCGGAGCACCTCCAGCTGTGTTTTCTGTTATGCGAGACGCGCGGCGAAGCGAGCGCGCAGGCCACGCGATCGATCCATGACAGCTTTCCTGAATGCCCCTTGATCGTTCGCGAGATCGTGACGATCCCGATCGATCCGGAACTCGTGCGCGAGGCGGCGCGGGAACTCGGGGAGACGGCTTGATGGGGATATTCTCGGCCCCGATAGGTGCGCCTGTATATCGCGCGATCGTTACCGTCATTGATGAATGGGGCCGATCCCAAACCGCCGGCGGCGAAACGGTAATCGAGCAAGATCTCGCTCCGGTGAACAGCGGACTCGTCAACGCTCAGGGCGTTCCGCTTTATCGGATGCCGACGCGCGACCCTATCGGCTTTGATCTACGTGGTCGCTGAGAACCGAGGCTTCTGATGGCGTTTGGCGACCTGACAACGCTGGCCGACGTCAAAGCCTGGCTCTCCACCGGGCAACAAGGCTTCCCGCCGACCGATGACGGGCTGCTGACCGGCCTGATCAGCGCCGCGAGCCAGTGGATCCAGACCTGGCTCAACCGGCAGGTCGTCTCGCAGGACTGGATCGAGATCCGCGACGGCACCGGCGGCCAGAGGATGGTCTTCGGTGCCTACCCGGTGACGGCGGTCCTCTCGGTCGTCGTCGACACCCTGACAATCTCACCGGTCCCGGCCGGGTCGCAGCAGGGCTTTGCCTCGGGCTATCTTTTCAGCCCGACGGTGCTGGCGTTGCGCGGCCATTGCTTCTCTCGCCGGCTGCAGAACGTGGCGCTGACCTATACCGCCGGCTATTCGACCGTGCCGCCCGATATCGCCCAGGCCTGCATCGAGCTTGTGGCGCTGCGCTACCGCGAGCGCACCCGCATTGGCGAAATGTCAAAGCATCTGGGCGACGGATCGACCGTTTCGTTTTCGCAGCGCGACATGCCGCCCGATGTGAGGACGGTGCTTCAGCAATACCGGCTGGTGGCGCCAGTCACCGGGTTTCTGACGCCAGCGGCGACGCAGACCGACCCGGCGACCCTGGTAGCGGCGGCATGATCACGATCAGCGTCGATGACAGCACCGTCCAGGCGCACCTCGGCGCGTTTCCCGCAAAACTGCGCGAGCGCATCGTCCAGATGACCAAGCGGCTTGGCCTCGACCTTCAGCGCCATGTCCAGGCCGGCAAACTCTCGGGCCAAGTTCTGAAGGTCCGCACCAACACATTGCGCTCGTCGATCAACCTGCGGGTCGAGGAGGACGGCAGCGCTGTCACGGCAACCGTCGGAACGAGCGTAAAATACGCGGCCGCGCACGAATTCGGGTTTCAGGGCGTGGTGACGGTGCGCGCTCATCTCCGCCAGATCACCCAGGCCTTTGGGCATTCGATCAACCCGACGACACAGAACGTGCGCTCCTACCAGCGGCGCGTTGACCTGCCGGAGCGGTCGTTTCTGCGCTCGGCATTGCGCGACATGACGGCGGATATCGAGGCGGGGTATCGGCGGGCAGCCGAAGAGGCGACGCGATGATCAGCCGCGAGGCGATCTACAACGCGCTGTGGACTTTGGCGAGCGGCGTCAACGGCTTTGCCACCGTCAACCGGCGGCTGCGTCATTGGGCCGATATATCGCCGCCGGAGCAACCGGCGCTGTTCATGGCGGAAAAGGGCGGTCATGCCGTGATCAAGGCGCTCGGCGCCCCGACCGTGTGGACGCTCTTCGCCGATTTCTATGTCTATGCTCACTCGAGCGACCCTTACGCCGCACCGGCGACGATCCTCAATCCGCTCCTCGACGCGCTCGATCAGGCATTGGCGCCATCGCCGGCGACCGGGATCCAAAACCTCGGGCTTCGACTGATGGTCCAGCACGCCTATATCGCCGGCAAGATCGAAACGGATGAGGGCGTGCTCGGCGACCAGGCCGTTGCCGTCGTGCCGGTCGAGATACTCTGCATCTAACCCGCAATGCTGACGGCTCACCGCGAGCCTAGCCCCCTCCTTTCTTCGAAAGCCAAATCCGATGGACGACACCGACGCCGGAAAGCCTGCGGCGCCCGTAGAGAAGCCTGTTGCGCTGCCCGCCTCTCCGGTCGCGGAAAAGCGCGACGCGCCACCGGCGCCCGCCGCCGCTGCCGAGGCACCCCATCCGCTCGCCGAGCTGGTCGATCGCTGGTGGGCCGATCACTTCCCCGGCTCGGTTGTCGGCCGCGACACGCAAATCTGGAACCACGCATTCCGCGCGACGCAGGACCTGAAGCGCCGGCTGCGAAACTTCGGGAAGGTGTAACATGGCCGTCCAACTTGATTTTGGCGTCGGCGCATTGTGGGGCGAGCGCACCGACGTGACCGGCTCCGGTATCGGCCCGCGCCAGTTCGGTATCCTTCAGGATGTCCAGGTCAGCTTCGACTACACCGAAAAGCCGCTGATGGGGCAATTCCAGTTCCCGGTCGCCATCGCGCGCGGCCAGGGAAAGATCACCTATTCGGCCAAATTCGCGCAGATCCTCGGCAACCTCTACTCCGATATCTTCTTTGGCTCGACACCGGCAGTGGGGCAGTTCGGGGTCTCCGAATACGAGGCGGGCAACATCCCGGCGACGACCCCCTTCCAGGTCACGGTCGCCAATGCCGCCACCTACAACGACGACCTCGGCGTCACCTATCTGGCAAGCGGGCAGCGCTTCAACCGCGTCGCCACGCCTTCGACCGCCGGCCAGTACAGCGTCAATCTCGCCACCGGCGTCTATACTTTCTCCTCGGCCGACGCCTCGGCAGCGGTGCTGATCTCGTATACCTACAACATAACCTCGTCCGGGCTCAAAACCACGATCACCAACCAACTGCAGGGCACGACCCCGGTGTTCAAGCTGACCCTGTTCGAGACCTTTCAGGCGAACGGGCAAGCGCTCCGGCTCAACGCCTGCATCGCGAACAAGCTGACCTTGCCCAACAAAATCGACGAATGGTCGATCACCAGCCTCGACGGCTCGGCCTTTGCCGACGCGTCGGGCACGATCGGCGTTATCTCGACGGCGCAATAATGGTCCCCGGTATCGCGATCGCGATGAGCGGCCAGGAATTCACCGTTCCGCCACTAACTCTCGGCCAATTGCGCCGGATGCTGCCCAAGGTGCAGCAGTTGACCGATATCGGGGCCGGGATGGGCGAGGCGCAGATCGGCGTGTTGGTCGAGATCGTGACCGCCGCCTTGCAGCGCAACTATCCCGACATGACCGCGGAAGCGGTCGAGAACCTGCTCGACCTCGGCAATGCCCGCGCCGTGCTAAACGCCGTTCTGACCGGCTCCGGGCTCAAGGAACGCGAGCCGGGGGAAGCGAGGGCGGTGTCGGGTTTGGGCACATCTACGGTCTCCTCGCCACCGCCTGCGGATACACCTACCCAGCCATAGACGCGATGACGCTCTTCGATGTCGAGGAACTCGGCGAGTATTGGGCTTCGCACCCGCCGGTGCACCTGATGGTGGCGGCGTTTCTCGGGGTCAAGCCGGAGCGCGGCGGCAAGAGTGGGCGCGGGCAGGCGGAGCGGGTCGACCAATTGCGCGCCGAGGCGCCGCACCTGTTCGCGGCCGGCGCCGATGTTCTGCAGGGATTGGGGCCGGTGACGCTCGATTTGGCCGAGTTGAAGCGACGCAGCGCGGCTTAATTCGTGGCCTGGCGGTTTTCCATCTCGGGCCAGGGTGCCATTGCCACATCGTCGCAAGGTGCTGCGCTGAGCAGCTTGTCCACGACCTCGTCGCCACGCATCAGGTAGGCCATCGTCCTTACCCCGGCATAGCCGCCCAAGCGGTTCTTGGCATTGGCGCTAAGGCAAACGACCCAGCCGGGGTTCATCAGCGCCTGATGTGGAAATGGCTCGCTGATCGCAACCTCGCGCAGCGAATACGGATCAAAAAACGTGCCCTCGATCATGGCGGCCATTGCCGCCTTGTAGTTGGCCGGTTCCGGCCCGGCACTCTGTGCGCCGCCAAGCGCGCAGCCGGCAACAACGGTCATACCGGCGCAAGCGGCGGCAATCCGTCCAATGGTTAACATTTCTCGCGGTGCTTTCTCTCAAGAACGGTCTTCGAGAGCACACCTAGCGCGGGCTGCCCTCGGCTTCAATGGGAATGGGTGAGGGGCGATGGCCGGCGAAGCAGTCGTCAATGTCAGGTTCGGCGCGCAGCTTGGCGATCTGAACGAAGGCACCGATCAGGCGCGTACCAAGATCAGGGATTTGCGCGCCGAGCTGGAACGCATCCGCGCCCCGATCGAAATCGAGAAGCTCGAAGGGCAGATCAAAAACGCGGGTGCCGCCAGCACCAGCCTGACCGCGCAGCTCAATCGGATGTTCGAGCATGTCAGCGCGCCGCTGCGCGAGATGCTCGACGGGTTTGCGATGCTGGGCTCGCGGATGCGCGAGACGGCGGAGATCGCCGGCGTCGCCTTTGTCGTCGACAAGCTGCGCGAATATGCGGAGGAGATGGGCGAACTCGGCGAGCACGCGGTCAACACCGCCGCCGCGCTCGGCATGACGGCGGAGCAATACCAGACCCTGTCGGAATCGATGGAGGAGTCGGGCGGCAGCGCCGACGCGCTGCTGCGGACGCAGCGCCAATTGGCTTCCGCCTCCGAAACGGCGGTGTCGAGCCCGCTCAGCCGGCAAGCCGACGCCTTTCGCGCCTTGGGGATCGACGCGGCACGGTTCGCCGAGACATTGCGCAGTGATCCGATCGCGGCCCTGAAGGAACTCGCGGATAAATACAAGGAAAACGGCGGAGCCGGCGGCGAGGCTGGACCATTCGGGTTTATTGTCGGCCGCAATCTGGCGCAGCTGATCCCTTACCTGAAGGACGGGTCCGAGGGGATCGAGCGGCTTCAGGCTGATGTCAAAAACCTCGGCGCCCCGGCGCAATCGACTCTTGAAGACCTCGACAAAATGGGCGAGTCGTTTCACCGGCTTGAGATCGCCGCAACGAATTTCAAGATCGCGATTGCCGATCTGGTCAGTGGCCCGCTGACCAGCATGCTCAACCTGATGGCCGAGAATTTCGGCACGTTGCGCGACTGGGCAGCGCTCCTGGGCGGCGTCGGCGGCGTCGAGGGCGCGCCGGGACCGGGCGGCGAGATGCCGGAGGATACGCGGCAGCGCTACACTGCGGCGCGCGGCTCTGTGAGTGATTTTGCCGGCAAAGGCGCCAATAACAAAGATCAGATCAAAGCCTGGCTATATGCTGCCGGCTACACGGATGACGCCGTAGCCGCGATCTTGGGAAACGCGAAAGTCGAGAGCGGATTTAACCCTGGAGCGCGCAACGCCAGCGGGCATTTCGGCTTGTTCCAGTGGGACAAGCAACGCCAGCGACCGCTCGGCGGCTCAACCGACATTTCAACCCAGATGGAACTGATGGATCGAGAGCTTGCCAAGCTCGACCCCGCGTTCCGTACCGCGACCGGCGATGTCGCGGCGTTGACGACCCGCTTCGAGCGGACCTTTATACGATCCGGCGGCCAAGAAAACGCCAAGCGCGTCGCTGCGGCTGAAGGCAGCGTCACGGTGCCCGATGTCGGGGTAACGGCCAAAGCCCCAGGCTCGCCCGGCTTCGCTAATTCGGCCGAGGAAAAGCGCCTCCTCGACGAGAAACTCAAAAATCTCGAAGCCGCGAACAAGGCAACCCAGGCGAGCTTCGACTATGAGATCGCCGCAGCGAAGGGCAACGAGGAGCAACAGTCGGCCCTCGCCCAACAGAAAGCCGCCGCTGACCAGAAATACTTCGCCCAGCGCAAGGCGCTGATCGAAGGCGCTTCGGCTGCGGTTCGCTCCGAATATGCCGACGAGGGTGCCGGTGCTGTGGAAGCCGCGACAAGGGCATTGCAGGCGCAGCAGCGTGCCGACGATGCGAATGTCGCCGAGAAATTGCGCGCCTTGCAGCAGAAGCTGCGGCTCGATGAGCAATCCGAGGCCTCCGATCTGCGGCTCGCGGAAGGCCGCGCCCGGCTCGCGCGCCAGACCGCAACCGAACTCGCGGGCGTCGAGACCGGCATCGTCCGAAGCCATGAAGAAGCGCAGCAGCAGATCCTCGCCGACGAAGCGACGGTCGCCACAGGGCGCCGCAAGTTGGAAGAGCAGGTCGCAGCCGAGCGCACGGCGCTTGAACAGAAGAGCGCCGATCAGATCGAGCAGATCAACCTCAAGGCCGCCGACAAGGTCGCCGAAGGGTGGCAGAAGACGATCGACCAGATCTCGACTTCGCTCTCGAGCGCCATAACGGATGTGCTGACCGGCACAAAGACGATGGGCGAAGCCTTCAAGCAGCTCGGCGACAGCATCCTCAAGGATTTCATCAACAGCTCGCTCAAGTCGGTTCTCGGCGGTAGCGGGAGCGGTGGTGGCAGTAGCGGCATTTCAGGTCTTTTGTTTGGCGAGGGCGGCCTTGGCGGTCTTCTAGGTCTCGGCAGCGGCGGCTTGCTGGGTGCTGGCGCCGGAGCGCTCGGCCTCAGCTCGGGTGCGGGTGGCTTACTCGGCAGCCTCTTTGGGGGCGGGGTCAACCAGGATTTCGCGGGCGGCATCAACGGTGCCGGTCAGGCAATCGAGTCGTCCACGTCAGGGGGCGGACTGCTCGCCAGCCTGTTCAGCGGCATCGGCTCGCTTTTCGCATTCGCGAAAGGCGGGATCGTGCCGTCCGCAGCGGGCGGCTGGTCGGTCCCGCAATTGAGCGGGGGCAGCACCTTGGCGCAGCTCCACTCCAATGAAATGGTGTTGCCCGAAAACATCAGCCAAGGCCTGCAAGGGATGATCGCCAATGGCGGCGGATCGCCTGCGGTCAATGCGAATTTCAGCGTCTCGGCGATGGACTCGCAATCCGTCTCGAAATTCTTTCAGCAGAACGGATCGCTGTTGGTCGCCTCGATCAACAAGGCAATGCGAAACGGGGCGGCGCTGCAAACGTCATGACGATGCGCCGAGATGGCTGACATCGGCATCATGGCGCTCGGCGCCGGCGGGTTGAACATCGCGCCGCTGTCGGGCAGCCCGGTGACGACGATCCCGGGCATCGGCTGGCCGACAAAGACGCCGATAATGCAGACCAGAATCCAGCGCGCGGTGTCGGGGCGCGAGTTGCGCGCGCAGGATTACCCTTACCCTTTGTGGCAGTTCGAGCTGCCGTTCAATTTCTTGCGCGACCATTGGGATGGGCGGGGCAACGGGATCGCCGCGGCCGGCAATTACGACGAGCTGCGCACGCTCTTCGGGTTCTACCTGGCCTGCGGCGGGGCGTTCGGGACGTTTCTGTTCGACGACCCGAGCGACGATTTCGCGACCGGTGCGGCATTGCCGGCTGCGGTCAGCACCTTGACCGGCGCCGCGGTCGCAGCAGCAGGCGGCGGCTACAATGTCGGCGACAAGCTGGCACCCACCGGCGGCTCGCCACCCGTCGCGGCCGCGCTCGCGGTCACCAGCGTCGGCGGCGGCGGCGCGATCACCGGGCTCAGTGTCACCTTGGGCGGCGTCTACAACACGGTTCCCGGCTCGACCGGCGTTGGCCTGACTTCGGTCACCGGTAGCGGATCGGGGGCCACGGCGAACCTGACCTGGTCGACGACGACACAGTTGCAGCGCCAGCTCGGGACGGCGCCCGCTTTCATCGAGCCGATCGTCGCGCCCAATTCGGTCAGCGCGATCTACTACAACGGCATCAACCAGGCGGACGCGGGCTGGACGGTCAATGCCGCCAATGGGGTTGTCACACTGCCGGTGCCGTTCACCGCGGCACAGCCGGCGATCACGGCCGACTTTAGCTATCGGTTCAGGTGTAGATTTGTCGACGACAGCTACAGCTTCGAGGGCCTGATGCTGCAACTGTGGCAGATCAAGAAGCTTTCATTTATTTCGGTTCGGCCGTGACTGCGTTAACCCCGCGTGTTCAGCGGGATTAGAGTGCTCGGGGGCAATAGGAAAGACTGGCACGATGATCGCTGACTGGAAGACATTCGACACCGCCCCAAAGCAGTTGCTTGACGGCGAGTTTGTCGGTCGCAGGATCCTAATCTGTGATCGGTGGAATGACGTGTTCTGCGGGTGCTGGTCCGAGGACTTGAACAGCACCCCAGCTAAGCCCGGTTGGCATGATGATGTTGGGGCGCTTCTCGGCCCTGATATGTCTGACTTCCGATGGGATGATCTCCCGGACGGATATATCGCCGGCTTTCGGAGCTCGTAAAAATGCCATTCGCTCCCGTCGATGGAAAGAACTTCTCCGAGGTCGCCCAGGGGCTCGAACACTATCTGAGCCTTCTGGAAAAGGCCGCGCAGGTCCTACCGGAGTTTAACGGGTGGGACTTCGCGCACTACCGTGCTGCCGCCGTCACGATGGTTGGCGAAGCATCCGACAGTGCCTACGAGGACCTGCATGGCCTGCTAGACGCCAAGCTGGACGAGCGGCTGAAGCACGTCGAGCTGATCCTCGGCCGAATGGATGAGCAGATCCAGGCTTTGGGCGGCCCCGCCGCATCAAGATCCCCGTAAGGGGCTTTTCGTTGCCCGCAGCCGAATGAAGCCAGCTTCATCGGCGCTGATCGCGCTGCTCAATTCCGGGCAGGCGTTTCAGATGGCCGACCTATACACCTTCACGCTCTCCGGCGGGACGGTGCTGCGCTACTCGGGTGCGATGACGCCGGTCGTCGACACCTCGACCGGGCGCATCTTTGTCCTTGGCCCCAAATTCGAGCGCGCGCTGATCAACACCGTCGTCGGGGTGCAGGTCGACCAGCTCGACGTCAAGATCTACCCGGAGACGACGGACCTGATCGGCACGATCCCGTTTTTGCAGGCGGCATGGACCGGCCAACTCGACGGCGCCTTGCTGCAGATCGAGCGCGCGTTCTTTGCCGGCAGCTGGGGCAACACGACGCCCGGAACCGCGGTGCTGTTCGCCGGCCGGGTGTCCGACCTCGACTGCTCGCGCTCCGGCATCGACATGAAGTGCGCCTCGCATCTCGAATTGCTGAACATCCCGATGCCGCGGCGGCTCTACCAAGCGGCGTGCAGCCACGTATTCGGCGACGCGATGTGCCAGTTCAACCGGGCGAGCCTGGCGCTGACCTTCTCGGCCGCCGCCAATTCCTCGCAAACCACGATTTTGGGCGTGCCCTCGACGACCTCGCCCTTTCTGCAAGGCTCGATCGTCGGCGTGTCGGGTGCCAATGCCGGGCAGACGCGCACGATCTACGGCTTCCTCGCGGGCAGCTCGGTGACGGTTAAGCTCGCCTTTCTGTCGCCGGTCAGCGCGGGCGATCAGTTTCAGCTCTTGCCGGGGTGCGACCACACGCTTGCGACCTGCGACGGCACCTTCAACAACAAGATCCATTTCGGCGGGATGCCCTTTATCCCGACGCCTGAGACGGCAATCTGAGGTGATCCTCGCCAACGGCACGGTCATTGAACCGTGCGCAGAGGGTAGCCGGATCGTTCTGCCGTCGGGAGAAGTCGTCGAGGGGCGCCCGCACGCGACGGATGCCTATCGCGCGACTGCGGCGCGGCTCGGCTACGGCCCCGACACCCTGGCAATGTGCCGCGACCACGATCCGCTGCACGCGCGGCTCTGCGACTGGCTCGGCCTACTGGACAGCTTCGCGTTGCGCGACGCCGCGGGACTGCTCGACCCGAAGGAGCAAGCATTGGCGCTTCTCGAAGAGGAGGCGGTGCTGGCCCTGCAGAAGTTCATCCGCGCTTTGGATTTTCGGCGCGCTGGGTGCCGAATTTTCGGAGGCATCGATCCTCCACCAATCAAAGGTAGCATTCCATGAATCGCACAATCAAATCGGCGGCGCTCGTCGCAGTGCTTGCGGCAGGCGGTCTCGGTCTCGCCGGGTGTAGCGGCCTGTCGGGCATTTTGGGCGGTGCCGCAGCTGGCGCTGGCACCGCAGCCGGCGGCAATGCCACGGTCCAGCAGGCCTGCGTCGCCGCACAACCCGTCCTGACCGCCGGGGCCATGTCGACCAATTCGACCGCCACGAACATTGCTTCCTACGGGAACGCGTTCTGCGGCCCGGTCCTCGCCGGAACGATGCCGGCCACGACCGATTCCAATTCGGCGAGCTGGGTCCTGGGGCTGGTGCAAACCTTGTCGCCGCTGCTGCTCGCGGCGCTCTAAGCCGCAAAAGCACAGCGCTTGGGGGCTCAATTGCCGCCGTTTATCATCTGGTGCCGCCAGCGCACCGGCTCGATCAGTCTCTACAAAGGCCTGACGGCGGCGGTCAGGGATCACCCAGCGGCGCAACTAGAACCGTTCGATTATGACGCCGAGGGCCCGCGCCAGTTCGCCTCCGCCGCCTTCCACGCCGATCCAGGCCATGCCGCGGCAAGGGTAATCTGCGCGGAGGGCTGGCTGCTCAAGCACGTTTACGAGCCGTCAAAGCGCTTTGGCGAATGCGACGAGCAGATTCCGGTCGGATTCCATCTAGCACTCGCCCAGGCTACATCAGCGCACGGCTACAGGCACATCCACCTCTATCGCAGAGACCGGCTGGCGCGGCTGGTCAGCAAGGGGTTGGCCGAGCAGCTCGGGACGTGGTTTCCGGGCGGCTGGGTCGACGACATCTTCGCTGACATCAAGTCCGGGCGGCGAAAGATCGAGCCATTGGATGCTGAGCGGCTGATCCGCTGGGATCGCGAGGCGGATGACCTGTGGCGGCACATTGGGCCGCAAGTCAGTGCCCTACATATCGCGGCAGAGGACGTGTTCGGGCCGCATCGCCTCGATCATCTGCAAGAGATCGCGGACTTTCTCGGCATCGCCAGCGTCCATTCGATTGCCTCTCATCTCGGCCGCGGCCAAGACAGCCAGCGGGTCCAGGATTTCGTGCCGAACCTCGACGAATTGCGCTGCGCTGTGGAGGCTTATTGATGGCACCGCCGCTGGACTTCGCGGACGAAGGCCCCACCGCGCGCCGACCGCACCTGATCGCGCCGACGCTCGCCAGCGCGCATGCCGTACTGATCTCCGAGCGGATGGGCGACCCTCTGCCGGGCGGCAGCGATGCGGGCTTGGCGGTGACGGTCAATGCCAACGCGCGGGTATTGCGCCGCGCTGGCGTGCATGCCGAGACGTGGAAGGTCAAAAACGCCGACGAGCTGATGGCGCGCATTTCCAGCGTGATGCCGGGAGCAGCCCGACCGATCACGCATGTCGTCATCAACAACCCGCGGTTTATCCTGCCGATTTCCTATGCCGAGATGGCGGGCAAGTGGCCCGATATCGAGTTCGTGCAGCTCAACCACTCGGGCCAGTCGTATCTGTCGATCGACCATCACGGGATTCAGAACATCCGCGGCGTCGCCGACCTCGAAACAGCGCTGCACAATGTCCGGGTCGCCGGCAACAACCCCCGCTTCCGCCACTGGCTCAATGACGATTACGGGATATCGAGCCTGCTGTTGCCAAACCTCTATGACGTGGAGACCTTTCGCAACCCCGTCACGGTACGGCGCTGCCCGGACCCGCTGCGCATCGGCAGCTTCGGCGCCGGCCGCTATCACAAAAATCAGCTCGTCGCCGCTCAGGGTGCGATTGGTCTTGCGCGCCGGCTGGGGGCCAATCTCGAACTCTACGTCAACTCCGGGCATTGGGACACGACCGGGCCGCTTGATCAAAGCCGGGCAGAATTGTTTGCGGGTTTGCCAAATGCCCGACTGATCCCGGTGCCGTGGGCCGCATGGCCGCGGTTTCGCCGCACCGTCGCGTCGATGGACCTGATGATGTCGCCCTCCTTTGACGAGACGTTCTGCGTCATCTGCGCTGATGGGATCGCTGAGGGTGTGCCGAGCGTCGTCGGGCCGGCTCTCGAATGGACGCCGCGTTCGTGGCAGGCCGAACCGCATGACCCCGCCTCGGTGGCGCGCGTCGGGCTTGGGCTGCTCCACGACGTAGCGGGTGCTGTCCATGACGGTCGCGCGGCACTGAAAGCCTATGTCGCGGCCGGGACCCGCCTGTGGCTCGATTATCTGACGGGGTCTCCCTGAGTTGCCGCGTCAGTCGGCTCAATTTTCGCAGCTATATAGCTGCTCGAAATCACCCAGGAGATAAAAGCGCGATGACGAAAGTTGTCCTTGTCAATCAGACGAGAAGCGTCCTGACCGATGACGAAGTCGCGGCGGTTGTGCCGGTGCTGCAAACGCTGTTCGACCGCGATTTCGAGCCGGTCTGGGGCACGGCGCTTGCCGTGCGGGTGAGCTCGATCCCGACCGGCGCCGAGGTGCCCATCGATTGCTGGCCGATCTACCTTCAGGACACGACCGATCAGCCCGGCGCTGGCGGGTATCACGAGGATCAGGGCCTCCCGTTTGGCAAGGTGTTCGCCCGCGACGCGATGGAAGCAAATGAATCCTGGACCGTCGACCTGACGCACGAATTCCTCGAAATGTGCGGCGACCCGACGACCCAGGTCCTGATCGACCTGCCGCAGATGGCGGGCTTTGCCTGTCTCCGCGAGGTAGGCGATGCCGTCGAAGAAGACACGCTCGGCTACCAGATCGACGGCGTTCTCGTCACGGACTGGTGCACGCCGGAGTATTTCTACCAGAAGCCTGCCGATGGTGGCCCGATCGTACCGCGTCCCGGTACAAGGCTTGCCGGCCTGACTCCGCGTGGTCTGTACGACTTCATGGGGCACATCAACGCCCCGGCCCCCGCGCTGCTGCATGGCGGCTATCTCGGGATCAGATACCCTGATGGCGAATGGGGATCGGTCAATATGTTCAAGCGCGACGGCCGGCAAAGCCGCCGGTCGATGCGGACGCACGGCCGGCTGAACCGGAAGGCCGCGGGTTCGCTCCGATAAGGCGGAGACAAAGGCCGGTGACCGATCTGCGTCGCGCGCTTTGCCGGCAATGGAATTGCAATGGAATCCCATTGTTTTGATCCGCGCCGCGCCGCGGTCGTCGCTGAGGCGCACGACTGGCTGCGGACCCCTTATCACCATATGGGGCGCGTCAAGGGAGCGGGCACCGACTGCCTGACCTTCCTCGCCGAGGTCTATGAGCGCGCCGGTGTATTGCCGCATCTCGAGATCGCATTCTACCCGCCGGACTGGCACCTGCACCGCGGCGAGGAGCGCTATCTCGATGGGCTTCTCGGCTACGCCCGCGAGATCGAGGGGCCGCCGCAGCCAGGCGACATCGCGATGTGGCGCTACGGCCGCTGTTTTGCCCATGCGGCGATCGTCGTCGCCTGGCCGCAGATCATCCATGCCGCCGCCGAACTGCGGATGGTGTCGCTGGGCGATGCGAGCCAGGGCCAGCTTGCGCGCCGCGCGGTGCGGTTCTTCGACCCGTTTATTGCTGCTGAACGTCAGCCGGTAAACTGAGCGGAATGCTTGACGGTTGACCAACATTCTCGGCGGCGGCCCGAACGCCAAACAGCAGCAGCTCGCGGGGTCGCTACGGTTTCAGGCGTCTCAGGCGGGCGGCGTCATCCCGCTCGTCTACGGCACGACGCGGGTCAGCCCGATCCTTCTCGACTACCAGGATTTTGAGGCGCATGGCGGAAGCGCCGGCAAGGGCAAGGGTGGTGGCGGCGGCACACCCGTCGGCGGCGGTACTACGAGTGGCAAGGCGGGCAAAGGCTCGCAAACCCAGTATTCGGCCTCGTTCATCCTTGGCGTCTGCCAGGGGCCGATCGCCGCCTTCGCCAACGTCTGGTACAACAAGTCGATCACGTTCCTGTCGGATTTCGACGGCGTGGCGACAATCAACCTTGGTGCCGACGCCCAACCGGCCGACCCCTATTGGGTCACCAACCACTCCGACAACGCGATCGGCTATTCCGGGACCGCGAACGCCACCTTCGACAATTACAACCTCGGCCCCTCGGCCTCATTGCCGAATTTCGGCTTCGAGGTCTACGGCATCGAGTCGAGCAGCGGGATCAACACCTTTGACGCCAACCCGGCGGCGATCGTCACCGACTTTCTGACAAATCCTCGCTACGGGGCGAACTTCCCGGCGGCAAACCTCGACAGCCTCGCCTCCTACCAGGCTTATTGCACCGCACTCGGGATTGGCCTCTCGCCGGTGCTCGACGCCCAGCAGGCGGCCTCGCAATCGCTTTCGACCCTGGTGCAACTGACCAACGCGGCCGTCGTCTGGTCCGGCGGTCTCTTAAAGATCATCCCCTACGGCGACCAGCCGATTTCGACGGCGTTCACCCTCGTCGCGATGTCGGGGCCGCCAGCGGCGGGCGACGAGATCGTCATCATCTTTTCCGGCGGCGCGCTCGGCTCGCCGGTCACGGTCAATTACTACGCTGCGGCAGCGAACACCAATGCCGACACCGTCTACACCGCGTCCTTCGCCGGCGCCATCTGCGCGATGATCGCTGGCCACGGCACATTGCAGGCGGCCAAGGTCTTTGCCTCGGTGACGCCGACGGGATTGATGATCCTCGACCAGTCAGGCTCGGGGATCGGGGTCAGCGCCTCGATCAGCGGCACCGGCGGCGAAGGGATCACGGCAAGCCCGCTCGGCACCTATTCATGGTCGCCCTACACGGTCCCGGCCTACAACCTCGACGACGACGACTTTATCGTCCAGGAGTCGACGGTCGGCTCGTATCTGGGCGTGACACCCGGCACCGCGGCGTTGCGGCAGGGAGCGACCCCGGTCACCGGCGGGTTTACCGACGACCCGGTGCACATTCAGCGCTCGTCGCCGGCCGACGCCAACAACTGGGTCGAGATCGAGGTCAACGACCGCCACAATTCGTACAACCGCTGGCCGGTCGCCGCCTTCGACCAGGGCATGATCGACCAATACGGGGTGCGCAAAGGGTCGACAGCGAACGGCAACGCGGTCACCGACCCCTATTACGTCGGGCCGATCGTGGCGCAGCTCGTCCTGCAGCGCGCGGTCCATTACCGCAACACCTACAGCTTCAGCTTGGGGTGGAATTACTGCCTCCTCGAGCCGATGGATTTGGTGCAAATCAGCGACCCCTATCTCGGGGCCGGGTCGATCACGGTGCGGATCACCGGCGTGCGCGAGGATCAGGAAGGCACGCTCGCGATCACCGCCGAGGATTTTTTCGGCATGGCCGGGTCGGTGCTCTACCCGAAGTCGGGGCCACCCGCGATCCCGTTGCCAAACGCGGTCAGGAGCCTCGGGCTCGGTGCCGGGACGGCGTTGCCGGCACCGCACCAGGCGAGCGCGGCGACCGCCTCGACGCCGGTCTACAACGCTGCCGCACCCAGTGTGAACACGCCCTTTATCCTCGAGCCGACCGGGCAGCTGCTGGCGGCGCAGGGCCTATCGTCGCCGCAGGTCATCATCGGTCTCTCGGGTGGGCCCGGCGGCACATACAGCCCGCTTTGGGGCGGTGCACAGGTCTGGGCCTCGCTCGACGGGACGAATTTCGGCCAGCCCTTTCCGGGCGACGTGTTCAACGGTGTCTCGACGATGGGCGTCGTGACGTCGGACGCGGTCACATCGCTGAGCGTCAACCTCGCCGAGAGCAACGGCAGCTTGCAAAGTGTGAGCGCCATCACGGCGGCAAAAAACGTCGCCCTCTGCGCGGTGCGCGGGCCGGGCGGCCTCGAGTTTTTGAGCTTTACGACCGCGACCCTGACCGGCGCTAACCAATACACGCTAAGCGGGCTCAACCGCGGGCTCTACGGCACCCCGCAGATTTCGCAGCCCGCGGGGGCGCAGTTCCTCTATCTCGGTGCGGGCGAATACTTCGCGCAGACGTTGCCGACCAATTATGTCGGCCAGACGATCAGCTTCAAGTTTCCGTCCTTCAACACGGTGGGCAGCGGTCAGCAGAGCCTCGCGGACGCCGCGGCCTACATCTACACACCGCAAGGCGCTCAGGTGAACCCGGCGACATTTCCGATCCTCGTAGCGCGCGGCATGCCGATCGCTGCCGAATTGCGCAGCAACACGGTGCGCCGCGACATGCCGATCCAAGCCGAAAGCAGGTAACCCGAATGAACCGATGGCTCGGCCTCGCGGCAGCCGCCCTTGTGGCGGCTTTTTTGTTGCCCGCGCCGGCCCATGCGCAGACCGCGGGCTGGCTGTTCCCGACGGGCTCGTCGCTGTCGCTGACCAACGCCAACAACGGCCAGATCGTCGCCAGCGACGATGCGCCAGGAGCCAGCCTCACCGTCAACCTGCCGTCGTCGGGGATCAGCGCCGGCTGGCTTGTCGGCTTCAGCGAGGGTGCGGGCCGCGGCTTCACGATCAATGCACCCGGGGGCGCCTACATCCTCAGCGGCCAGAAGACGCTGACCTCGTTCGCAGCTCCCAGCGACACGAATTACGAATATTTCGCCGTCTCGTATGATGGGGCGAATTTCCGGCTTCTGACTTCGACCCAGGCGACAAGCCTCTACAACGGCATCATCGGGGCACCCGGCGGGTCGTCCTGGACCTATCTATTTTCCTCCGGGTATGCGGCGACCCCGGTCGACAACGGCCACATCTTTTCGAGCGCCTTTGCCGGTGCCGCGACCACGGTCACGCTGCCCTCGACCCCGCTCGTTCCGAACGGCTGGGCCGTCTCCTACTATGCTGCGACCAATTCGATCACCCTGAAGACGAACTCGGTCTCGGGCGGATCGATCATCACCCCCGGGGGCCTTTCGAATAGCTCCTACATGGTCGCCGCCGGCAGCTTTGTGATTGTCAGCTTTGACGGTGCTGCGTTTCGCCTGCTGACGGTCACCAAGCCCGCAAACTCCATCTCGCTCGTCTCCTACGGCGGCAATGGCGGCGGATCGGTCGATAACCTGAGTGCTCTTGCCCTCGCCGATGCGGCGGGCGCCGCGGCCGGCGGTGCGATGATCGTCATTCCAGCCGGCAGCTATTACGTGTCGGCGCAGCCTGCCTTTTCTGCGGTGAACCAGTGGGTTTTCCTGCCCGGAGCACTCTTGACCGGGCCAGGCTCGCTCGCCGCGCAGACCCCGATGCTGGGCGGCTACATCTCCGGGCCCAGCACCTTCAACCCCTACGCATACAACACCTATACCGCCGCTGCGCCGCTCTCGCAAAACGTGCTCTACGCGCCCAACGGCTCGCTCACGGTCAACAACCCGGTGCCGCACGGCATGCTGAGCTCAGGTGGGGCGGCGGTATTCTCGGCCGGCGGCAACCTCGACACCAACACCGATGTTTCGGAGTGCTATGCCGGGTGGCCCGACTATCCGACGCTGGCGCAGAACTGGAATGTCTTTGGCGGCGTCGCGGTGTGCGAAATCTTCAACGCCAAGGCGCCGCTCAACATGGCGGGCACCTTTTCCGCCACCGCGTTCTTTCCGACGGTGCCGTTCTCGCCGGCATTGCTCCCCGGTGGTCTGCCGCTACAGGACGTGATCATTGCCTCCGATGACCTGCCGATCCCCTATGGCGGGATGTCCTCGCACACGGTGCTGAACGGCTCGGGGCTCGTCACCGAAATCGACGTTCCGGGCTGGTATCAGCCAGGGGCGGCATCGCCCGGCACGCCGACCGGGCACACGGCCTTTATCAACTGGGGCGGCGACCAGTTTGCCCGCAACACCAAGAGCCTCTTGACCTCGCTCAATGGGATGACGGTGTCGACGGTTTCCGGCAGCCCCAATGTGACGCTCGCCGGCACCGACATTTCGTTTGTCTCGATCTACCAGTTTATCGGCGACGGCGGGCTCGCGATCCCGGCAAACGCGGTCGTCACCGATTTCACGCCCTCGACCGGGGTTGCGGTCATCGACCCGCCGGCGACCGCGACAATGGCGGCGCACACGGCGACGATTTCGACCCAGCCGTTCAATCTCGGCCAGGTCGCCGAGGAAGACGCCCGCAATCACTCCGGGTTCGATTTCGATCCGACGATCTATCCTGAGAGTGGCACGATCACCACCGGCAGCAACATCGTCACCGCGGTCTCCGACATTGCCGATCTGCGGATCGGGATGAATTGCGCCGGGGCCGGGTTCTCCGGGTCAACCATTCTGTGGATTGATCGCGGCGCCGACAACATCTACACCTCGGTGCATTACGCCGCGTCGGGCGCGAAGACCTTCAACTGTTTTTGGGGCTACCAGACCGGCAATGCCGGGATCGTTGTCTCGGCGCAAAACAACATCAACCCATCGGCGTTCAACGCGCGCGGCCAGTCGGCCTTTGGATTCATCGTGCAGGGCGCCGCCGACACGGCGTATCTGGTCGGGCGGCAGACCGGCTCGGACGCGCACCCGAAATGGGGCTTCCGCTCCGACCGGACATTTACGGGAGCATCGCAATGCGACTTTGCGATAACCACCGGCGAGAAGGCGGCCATCGACGGGAACACCATCTGGTGCGCCGATCAGTTCGAGGAGTTTTTCAATACCAGCGGGATGCCGCTCCCGGTGCCGACGGTCAGCGGCATCGTTGCCCAGTGGGCCAGCCCGAATGCCACGCTGCTGAACCCGGTATCCTATGGCGGCAACGCATCCTACCTGCTGCCGACCGCCTCCGGCGGAACAGCTAGCGCCCCGACAGCGCTCGCCAGCGGCGCGATCATCGGCGGCATCCAGGCCGGCGGCTACGACGGCTCGGTATGGAATTACAGCGCCGGCGATATCCAGCTCGCGACCGCCTCGGCCTGGTCGACGTCATCGCACGCGACGGACATCCAGTTCATGGTCGTGCCCAACGGGGTGACCACGTCGATCAAGCCCTTTGCCATGGAGCAGGACCGCACGCTGGTTTCGTTCCGCCCAGCGGGATCGCCGCCGACAGTCAGCAGCGGCTCCAGTGCATGCGGTGTGTCGCCGAGCGTCGTCGGCTCGGTCATGGCCGGGCTGATCTCGGTCGGCACCGGAACGGTCGGCTCGTCCTGCACCGTCGCGTGGCCGACCGCAACCGAGTTTGCGCCGCATTGTCTGCTGAGCGACCGCACGACGGCGACGGCGATCCGCATGACCGCCGCTGACACCAACGGGTTCACGTTCGCCGGCTCTTTCGCGGCCTCGAACCAGATCGACTACGTCTGCTCCTTCACGAATTGAGGGGAACCCCATGCTGAAATTGGCTGCCAGCGTCGCGGCGCGCTTTCTGTGCGCGTCCTTCGGGGCCTGCCTGTTATTCGCGCCGCTTGCGGCGCTGGCACAGACCCCGCGCGCGCCCTCGCAACAGCAGATGACGGCGCTGATCGGGGCGGTGCGCGACCAACGCGACGCCGCGCTCGACCGCATCGCCGAGATGGAGGCCGACAAAGAGCAGGCGACCGCCACCGTCAACCAGATGACCGCGGCACTCGCCAAGGCGCATGCGACGGCAAAGTGGTGGCAGGATTATGCCAAGGGCCTCGCACCGGCAAAGGCGCCCGCGGGCAAATGAGCGGCGACCCGAGCGGCGCGCTCGCCAACGCAGCGGCCGAGATCGCGAGCCTGCAGGCGCAGATCGCCCAGCGCGATCATGATCTCGCCGCCGCCCGCGCGCAGGCCGCGAGTGCGGGTGCAGCGGTTGATGGTGCCAACGCCCGCGCCGCCGCTGCCGAAAATGCGCGCGCAGCGGCCGAAAGAGTGGATGCGGCACGGATCGCCGAATTGCAGGACCATGTCGACACCGCACAACAGGCCATGACGGCGGCCCGTGCCTCACGCGATGCGCTCGCCGCGAAGTTCGAGGCGATGTACGGCGACCCGGTCGAAGACGGGATCGCCCGCGGCCCGGCTCCCTACGTGACAATGACCGATGGTGCGGCGCATCCAACACTCGCTGACGCGCGGCTGCACCTGATCGCCGTGACCGCCGGCCTGTCGACCCAGCAGGCGCGCGAGCTCGTCGGCAAGCAGGACGCCGTGATCCCGCTGCTGCGGCGCATGACGCCAGTGGCTTGACGCCTGCTCTTTTCGAGGAGAACCCCATGTTCAACCGGGCGACTTGGCGCGAGTTCAAGGTTTGCGTCCACGCCATCTTTGGCTTCGCGGTCGGCTACAAGTGCGGTGAGAAATACCGCCTTGGTGCCATCCTCGAAAAGCCCGGCAAGAAGTCCGATTACGACGCGTGGCAACTCGGTTACGACCTCGCCACCAAA